ATTCCTTCTAAAAAGTTTGCTATGTCCTTTTTAAGTTGTTTTTTATCTCCACTAGGGAAGGATACAACTATATCAATATCACCAAAAGTAGATTTAGAAGGGCGTGATCGAACCCCTGTTATTTTATAAGAAGTATCTAGATTTAATGGTTTTAATACTTTATCTCTATAATCTCGAATAGTATCTTTTAAGTCTTTTTTCTTTATTGGTACCCCACCTGCAGCTCCACTCATTTTATTAAATATTATCTGGGACGTATGCGTTTGCTCTTCTTAATGCTTCTGAAAAGAAATTTAGTGTTTTTTCTTTATCTTCAGGTTTAAGAGAGTTTTTTACAAAATCCATTAATTTATTATAATTATTTAAAGTTCCCACAGTAAGCGGGGTATTAGGCATATATTCACTATTAAATACCTCTACAGCGCCTTCAGGACTATCTGCAAGTATTTCTCTATCAGATTTACGTATGAATCCCATTCCACTTTTAAAGGTATAACCGGTAGTTGCAAACATTGCTAACATTAATTGACCCCTGTGTAAGCCTTTAATGTTGGGATTGTCTTTAGGTAATTCTGAGTTGTTACGGAATATTAACCATTCAATGTTTCCTATATCTAAATCTAATTGTGTTCTACTATCTAATTTTTTACCATCTTGAGAGTATTGAGGGAATGAAAGATGAATTGCCCCAGCACCTGAGGCTTTGTCACTAGCATGTGAATCTCCTCCGGTGCTGTTAATCTTCTGTACAACTAATTGTATTAGGGCTTTTAGAACTATCTGTTCGTTAGTTGCGGTTCTTGATGATTTTTTCTTCTTTTCATATAAGGCATCATATGCATCTTTATCAATACCCCATCCTTGAGTATCAGCTTCACCATCTATAAAGAAATTTTTAGATGAGTATGCTAAATCTACATCTCCAGATTCAGGTTTATTTCCTGTTGATCCTAACCAATTCTTTTTGTTAGATAACTCCTGAAAACTAGATCTCTTATTTGGGAAAGTTCTGCTTAAATCATCTATAAATTTATCTACTGTTGTACTAATATTAGATAAAGGAATTGGCATTGTATCGTATTCAGTATTCTTAAACACATTACCCCCCTCTTGGATAATGTTTTTATACATTTTAACTAAAGATATCATATACTTTTATTATAAATATTGGGGGATCTATTTATACATATCAGGGTCCATTTGAATTTCTGTTGGGAAATCATTTTTATATGGAGTTGGATTTGGGTTTTCTAAATTAAATAGATCATGTATATTATTAAATAGTTTTAAATTCCCATCAAAAGTACGTGGTGATTCATAAACTTCCCAACCCTTACCTTGCATCTTTCCTTTAGTACTTGCTTTACGTTTAGAAGACTTTAACCAAATAATACCCATCTTCTCAATTTTTTCATCAAAATTTTCATTCCAGGCTTGAGAGTAAGCTGCTAGTTGTAGATCCATTGATGTGTGGATAGCTTTAGAAGTTTTAATATCTAATAACCATCTTACTCCATCAATTTCACAAACTAAATCACAAGTACCTGCGTATTTATATTTATCTGAGAATAAGTGGATTTCACTTTCTATTAGTGTAGGTTTGTATGTAGACCAAAATTCATGGAATTTAAGAATAAGTTTCCAAACATCTAATGAATAGTTAGAATATCCCTCAGCATTTAACCATTGGATTTTTTCCCCTTCTACATACTTTTCAATAGCACTGTGAACTTGATTTCCCTCACCTGCTGCTTTTCTTGCTATAATATCTGCGTTGTGTCCTACATCTTTAAGCCAGTTTTCAAAAAATCTACCTTTAGGCATAAACTGTAAAATACTTGTAACAGATGGGTAATATCCTTCATTTCTGCTATAGAACCTATTGTCTAGGATAGTTACTCTTTTAGAGTTAGGATCCATTTTTAAAATACGTGTCACACTTTTTTTATGCACGTTAACATTCTTCTCAATCATATTAATGATATTTTTTTCTCCATTAGTGTAAATTGGTTTAATGGAAAAGTTTGTTGGATTAGTTTTGTAAAACTTCTAAATCCTACTTCACTTGGGTCTTTCCCTTGAAGTTCAACTAAATACACTTCTTTACCTTCGTTTATTAATATTTCACAGAAGTGTAATGCTTGTTTAAGAGCATCGGTATCTAAAGCTATATATATTTTTTTAACTCTAGAGGAAATAATTTTTTTCATTAAATTAGGTTGGATGTTTTTACCTAATAGTGGGATAGCATTTCTTTTTATGGCAATAGCGTCAAACGGACCTTCACATATAATTAAAGGTAAATCCCAATTAATAAGCAATTCAAATGGAATTATATCTCTTGATACGTCTGGGTTTTTATATTTTTGGAATACATCACTTTTAAATGTTCGGGATGTAAAATAATTAAGTTTTTTATTAACATCATATGAAGGTATAATAATTCGGTCTGAGTATGGCCCATAATCACAATATCCTATATTATACTTTAATATATCATCTTTAGTTATATTTCTTGATTTTAAATATTTAAATGCATGTTTAGCTATTATAGAAGTATTACCGGGGAATGATTTATATTCTTTAGGTAGATCTAAACTCTTTATATCGTACTCTGTTTCTATAACATCACTACCAGATTTTACTAATTTAAACAGTTGGGAGAATTGATCTGGGGATGCTTTTATTTGTTTAAATAGGATTTTTAGTTTTAATCCTTTTTTCCCACAAACCCAACAATGCCATGGATTATTTCCTTTTTTATTTTCAGTAAAATTTATTTCTAATTTTGGTTTATGGTGATTGCAAAAAGGGCATGGGTATGCTTGGTTCCCTTTAGAGGTCCGTTTACCAGTACTTAACACAGAGTTTACTAAACTTACTAGGAGTTCATTCACCATGTTTATAAGATATGAATAATTTACCTAGTATCAAAGTCTCTTTGAAAGAACTTTCCAAGTATGTTATCATTAAAATACTTTTCTGGTTCTTCTAATACTCTATAAACAAATAAAGTTTGGGTTTCATAGTAAGTTAATAACTTTTTGGTAGGAGCTAAGATTAATATATCACGTTTAAAATTTTCAATGGGCTCATTATCCATTACCTCTAATAGAGGTTTACTAGAGCCGTAATAATTTTGCCAATTTGACTCTTTAGTTGCTATCTTATATGTAGGTCTTCTTCCTATTAACCCTTCATACTCTTTAAGCTCTTTCTTACCTAATTTAACTTTACTATTATAATATAGTACTTTTTTACCTATGTATTTTTTATTTGTTGGAATGTGGAGGATTTGATATACAAATCCAAAAGTTTGGGTTGGAAAGTCATTTAAAGAAGTAATTTCCTTATCTTTATATATCCAATTCATAGAATTATTTTAAATTAATATTAAGATGATGAAACATTACCAACATCACAAAGACAATATGCTGTTATATTCCATATACTCCCATCACTTATAAAATATAATCGGGTACCTTTAACGAATTTTACAGCATCAAATACAAAACGTGTCTTACTTTCAACAAGTTCAGTAGCATCTGCACAAATAGCTATACCATTTAGAAGAGCAGATGCGGCCCTGAAAGTTGTTGTCCCTGTTCCTGTTGATGTAACAGCGGATGTAAAAGTATAGTGTAATCCTGCTGTGGGGGATGGGAGAGTGAATTCAACAGCATTGTTACTAGTAGTTTGGGTTATAGCAATAATTGAGCCAGGAGGGTAAGTCGTAGTTGTCATTGTTATTTCAACCTCTCCTCCACTGTTATCTTGGCTCGTTCCATTTTTACGACCAATTATTGTGCTACCACTCACAAAACTAGCTACTGTGATATTACCTGTTCCTGTTATATTACCATTAATAGTTGTTGTGTCTGAAGGAGCATTGCCTAAAGTTGAATTTCCGGCTACAGTAAGATTTCCACTAGAGGATAAATGGGTAGTAGCGATTATGTTAGTTCCAGTAATTGATCCAACAGTAGTTAGATTTCCTACAGTTGAAGTAGAACCTGTTATTAATAGAGAGCCTGTGATTGTGCAATTCCTAACTAGACTATTAACTAGAGAAGTATTTCCAGAAATTGATGTATCTCCATTAAGGGTAGATGGTCCAACTACTGTTAAATCTCCCCCAGGTGTACCCAATGCAATAGAACCTGTCATATTAAATGACCCAGATAGAGAAATATTATAAGCCTCTCCGCCAGTGAAAGCATCAATAGATTGAGTGACGTGAGCAGCTGTAACAGTTTGGCCAGTTGTTATTCCTGTTTTATATAATGTTTGTGCCATGGTTATAAATATTATAAATCTAAATTAAATTTAATATGGGGGTTTATTAACTGTAATTGATGTCTGATACTGTACAAAGACTATACGCTGTAAAATTCCAAGTAGTTCTACCAGCTATAAAATGTACTCGAGTACCTTTAATAAATTTTGTTTGATTAAATCCCATAGATTCTATATCATTTTTATCTAAATTTCCATTACTACAAATAAACACACCATTTAGGAGGGGTTCATCAGTACTAAAAGTTGTTGTCCCTGTTCCTGTTGAGGTTGAAGTAGCAAGAAAGGTATATTCTAATCCTGCTGTGGGGGATGGGAGAGTGAATGCAATAGCATTGTTACTAGTAGTTTGGGTTATAGCAATAATTGAGTCAGGGGGATAAGTTGCAGTTGTCATTGTTATGTTAACTGCTCCCCCACTGTTATTTTGGCTCATCCCATTTTTACGACCAATTATTGTGCTACCACTTACAGAAGTGCCTACTATAATAGAACTTGAGCCGGTTATATTACCATTAACTGTTGTTGTACCTAAAATTGAATTCCCCGCTACATTAAGATCTCC